GATCACGAGACTGGAATAGAACCCAAGGAAGTAAAACCCATTGAGCAAAAAACAGGGCGTCGGCTTTCGGCTGATTCTCTTTCCAAGCTCGATGATATTGAGGCTAAACTTGCCGACTTTGACAAGATTATGACTTCGATTGATGACGTTCAAAAGACCCTTTCGTCTGCGCGAGACGATATGGTTCAATTGATACATTCCCTTAGAGATGGAGAAGCTACGGAAGAACCGGAGCCGGAAGTCGAAGAGGGACAGGATGGCGCGAAGTCCGTAAAGGATACCGTCATTAAAATAGTTGGTTGAAGAACAATCAGCGCGGTAGAGATTAAATAGATACAATTAGGAGAGAACAGAAAATGGCAGAGATTGAAATGACTGTTGAAAGACTGACCGCCGCCGTTACGGAAGGCGTCAAGAAGAGTATCGAGCCCCTCCAGACTCAGATTGATGAGATCAAGAAAGCTGGCAGCGGCGCGAATGTCGAGAAGATCACCGAGCTTGAGACGCAGATTAAGTCGCTCCAGGATTCGGTCGATAAGAAGATCAATTCCGCTTCGGCCCAGTGGGAAGCCCTCCGCGAGATTGGCCAGACTAAAGCGAATGGTGACGTTGCTGTTGATGCGCCCTCGATGGTCGCTAAGATCGCCGCCGCCGGTGCGTTTGCTCTTAAAGAGACCGGGCAGATGCACCTTACGGACAAGCAGCTCGCATTCGACTATGCGAAAAAGATGTTCCCCGAGGACAAGGCTCTGCATACCATTATGCAGAAGGATATGACGGCTAACGTTCCTAGCGCCGGTGGCTATGGTATTCCGCAGATTCTTCTCCCCGATTATGTCGAGTATCTTTACAATAAGACCATTCTCGACAAGGTCGGTGCTCGCAAATACCCGATGGTCAATGGCAATATGCGGCTTGCTCGTGTGGATGCTACTTCCTCGTTCTCTTGGGGCGGCGAGACCCCCACTGGCAATGCTACCCAGCCCACGCTCGGCGATATTACCCTTAATGCGAAAAAGGGCACGGCGATTGTCCCTCTTTCCAATTCTCTGCTTCGCCAGAACGCTATCGGAATTGATAGCCTGATTTCCAAAGACCTTCAGAGGATCGCGACTATCGCTCTTGATAATGCGCTGCTCTATGGACTCGGGAATCAGTACCAGCCGCTCGGTCTTGAGAATATCTCTGGTATTCAGACCTCTGGTACTTCTGGTTCGCCGACTGCCCTTAGCCCCCAGTTCCCGATTGACATGATGGCGCTGCTTGAGCAGGCCAACGTGCCGATGGAATCTCCCTTCTGGCTTATGAATCCAATTGCCAAGAGTTGGCTTATGGGCAAGGCGTTCAGTTCCGGCCCCTTCGCTTGGGCGAACGAGATGAATATGAACAAGACGCTTAATGGCGTACCGTTCATGGCTTCCGCCACGGTAAAAAATAGTGGTGCTTCTCCCACTTGGGCGAATATCTGGCTTGCTGATTTCTCCGAGCTTGTTTGGGGCGTGAGCTATGATATTTCGATTGACGTTTCCCGCGAGGGTTCCTACGTCAACTCCGCTGGTACTACGGTTTCCGCTTTCCAGCGCGACGAGACCCTCATCCGGCTCATCACCGAGCAGGACTTCAATGTGCGGCACCCCGTGTCGTTTGTCGAGGCTTTCGTTTCCAAGGGCAGCTGATAGTAACAACTAATAATAGGGCCGTCAATAACGGCGGCTCTATTTTACAAACGAACTAAAGGAGAATAAGACAATGATTACTTTTCTGCTTGATAGGATTAAGAGCGTGTATGGTCTTGCATCAACCACGCTTGTCGCAACGACCGAGACTTCTACCGCCGCAGTCAATAGGACTGGATATGGCTCGGCTCTCATAATTGTGAAGAACGGTGTTTCGGCTGGGAATGGTCTCACGCTCAAGCTTTATGATGGTGCTACGTCTTCGCCCGCCACGGCTGTCACGCTCAATGCTACCCCTGTAGTGATTGATACGACCGCTGTAGGGCAGACTGTGTATCAGATTCGGCTTGATGGATTCAATGCATATTTCAAGGCGACCGTCACTCCTAGTACTGCTACGTCCGTGACGTTCGACGTTGACATTTTGCTTGGGGACGCTTCGGTTGACCCTGCTTCGGGAACGGCTGTTATTCCTCTCGCTAAGGCGTAAACTGTAATGAGCGGATTGTGTTCTCTCGCTGACGTAAAAACGTGGCTCGGCCTCACCACCACGACTAACGATGCTAAACTACAGTTGTTTATCGACACTGTATCAGAGCAGATGATATCGTATTTGGGGTACCAAGCCAAACGTACAACCTATGCCACCGAGAGACACGCGATCAATAACAATCAATTGATGTATCTTAACGCCGCGCCCATCCAAACGGTGAGCGCGGTTACTATTGCCGGTGTGACTATTTCAGCCGGGACGAATGATGACAATTACCAATATGATCCATGCGATGCAAAGGCCGGAAGATTGTACAAGGGGACGGGATGGTGCGGGAACTATTACACTCGTAACATGACGTATGACCCCGTGGGTGGGAAACGAGATATTGTCGTTTCGTATGATGCCGGATGGTATTTCCCCGATGACGCTCTTTATGTAAAAGGTGCCGATGCTTCTTTGCCCTATGCTATTTCGTCGGCTTGTATGCAAGAGACTATAACAAAATATCGTCGTGCTATGTCCAGGGCAGAGGGTCTTGTATCTTATAGTGAGGGCGGTATTTCGTGGGGATGGGGCAATCCAAAAACTAGCATGGAATCACTCGATGGTGCCGGTTTGTCGAACACTTGCAGAGAAGTCCTCAATGCATTCAGGCGTTGGGGTGTCGCTTAACAAAGGATAAAATATGGCTATTGGAGTGCCCGTTAGCGCTGCTAGTACCGGGATATCCGGTGATTTAGTATATTCTTCCGGAATGGTTGCACAGCCCGTACTAACTGTTAATAGTTCGACATATGACGTAACTCTCGATAGCTCTGGTCTTGCTAACCTTTTTAATAATTCAACTTTCCAAAATAGGCTTAGTCAGTATGCTATTCCGTCAGCCGATCTTGGAATACTAGCAGATTCTGACGCAACTCACTATGTCTATGTCGATTATAATTCCGGTAGCCCTATTTATAAAATGGCTACCGATTCCTCCTTGATAAATGCATCCGATACTGTCCCTTGCTATACCATATCAAGGGTAGGTAGCAATGTTTTTGTTCTAAATTGGGATTCTCCTGGACTTTCTCCAGCCGCTAAATTAGCAACTAAAGATGTTCTCATAAATAGGTTTAATCTCAATAGCGGGCTCGTGCCTTCTGTTGATTCTTCGTTGAAGGTTACGTCTTCGCCGGGAACAATGATTTATGGCCTCAAGGAATTGTCTATAAATCAGTTTGATAGTTCTATGAGCGCACGGTATAAAAGACTTACTTATACTTCCGGTGCTTTTTCTCTTGTCAATTCCACGACCATGAATAATACGTATTACTCCGATGGTACGAATATGATAACGGCCACGGCGGCATATTATGTTGTCAACTGGCTTTGTATGGCCGGTCAGACTGGTGCAGATTCTTCGTTCCTTGTCGAGGTAATGGGCGGAGGACAATATATTACGGTTGCAGCGGCGGAAGGTGCGGCGATGCCTTCGCTCCCCTCGTGTCTCTCTCCTCTCATCTACCCGATATATAAAGCTATCATACTCAAGGGCGCGACGACTGCTACAATTGAGCGTATCTCTTCTTCGGCTGGATCGGGGATAGCTGGAGCCAACAAACATAACTCATTACTCAATATCGAGGGCGGAAGCCTTGACGATTCGAGCGGCCAGCATTATTACCACGCGACTAGACCGAGCAACTATCGATATGTAAGTAAAAACGGGAATGATACGTCGGGCGATGGTGGATACGCTAACCCATTCCTAACCGTACAAGCTGCAATCAACGAAGCATCTTCGGGGATGACTGTATTTGTTTATCCTGGTTCTTACTCTGAAAATGTAACCTTCAAGGCCGGGGTGAATGTTACAAGTCCCGTAGCGATGGGCGTTTATATTATTGGAAACCATACATGCGCTACCGCTGGAACGATAATACTCGAAAATATTGTTTTATCTTCTGCTACCGGTGATACTCTTTCTGTATCCGGTTCTGGCGCGATCAACTTTCAGATGTATAGTTCTAGCGCTAATTCCGGAACTGGTTATGCAATAAACTGGAATAGCACTTCGTCGTCTTCTAAACTTTTGCTTACTGATTGCACGGTGAATGTTTCAACTTCCGGAGCTAGTGCATCGGCGCTATATACGCAAACCGGTTCCGCTGGTTCGATCATCGCAAATAGAACATCATTCGCCGTTGATAACTTGAATAATGTTTGCTTGAAATTAGGCGGCGCTGTTTCTTTTACTCATACTTCCGATCAAATAAATGGCCAGGCTGTATTGACCGATACGGCGGCGGCAGTGATTAGCCTTGTGAAGTTTACTACTACGTCTGTGGCAGTTGCAACTATCGGCGCTACCTCGTCGGCTATTATCAATTCTGTTATCGTAACGACTACGGCAAGTCCGGCGGTTACCGGTTCTGGTCTATTGTATTTTGCGGCTCTTGTTTATGGTTCGACCGGCGTAGGCGGTGCGCAGACTCTTTCAGGTGGTTATGGCCCACTTCCTCTCAAGTTTGCATCTATCAGTTTTAGGTCGTCCGCTCTTAACACTGTGCCTTATGATGGTACATTCGAGTACGATGGCACTAATCTGTGGTTTACTTGCGGGACTACTCGTCGCATAGTTAGTAACAATACAAGGATGCTCCCACTTACAAATAGTACGACTGCATTGTCATTGTGTCAGGCAGATGGAACGGTTCTATTCTACGTTGACACGACGAGTGGGATTATGTATCCAGCCACTACAAACAGTCGGGCAATTGGTACGGTATCCGCTGCTTTATCTGCCTTGTATACTCGCCTTATTTCGTCCGATGACGCATTAAGTATTACGAGTGCGGAGACGAAAGCGCTGAGTATGACGTCAGGCACAATCGGGGCGATCACCGTTGACAGCGGTACGACCGGAGCCGTAAATCTTGGTACTGGCGGAAGTGCAAAGACCATAACCATCGGCAATACTACCGGGGCTACAGCGGTAAAGATAAATACCGGTTCGGGAAATGCAACTATAAACGGTGGTAATGTTGGAATTGGAACAACGAGTCCTTCTTGTTCATTAACATTAGGTGATTCCTCTTGTGGAACATGGGATAGTAATTATAAAGTAATAGATATACTTGGTTGTGGCACTATATTGGGAAGTCATAATGGTACTGGCTGGTCTGGAACAGAATATGGCCAGACAGCTTGGGCAAACAATACATATTATAATGGAACAAGTAAAGCAATAGGTACTGGTGCTGCAAGTTCAATATTACAAGGTACAGGACAAATTGAATTTCAAGTTGCTCCATCCGTGTCTGCTGGTGCTACTCAAACATTCATTTCTGCTATGCATATCAATAATTCTGGTTATGTAGGTATTGGAACAAATAGTTCATTACAGCCATTGCATGTAGCATGGGCTGATCAAAGTCACTCAAGAATAAGAATTGAAAACACCAATAGTGATGATGGTGGAAGACCATTTGAACTAGTAGCGGGGATTAATACCACAGGTCAAAGTGGGTTCAGTATTTTCGATGCTAAAGTTTCGGCTACAAGACTGGTAATTGATAATTCTGGTAGAGTTATTATAGGAGGAACTACAGGAACATCAATGCTACAAGTTATTGGTTTACCAACATACGCAGATAATACTTCTGCTATTGCTGGTGGATTGACGGCTGGAGCTTTTTATAGAACATCAACAGGGCAACTTATGTGTGTATATTAAAGGAGTTTTGAGTATGATATTTTCAGTAGATGAAGAGGCGAAAAAAGCATTGCAGCAATTGTGTGACGTTGCATTAAAACAAGGTGGATTATCCAATCTGTCGGCGATACAAACAATACTCGCGAGCGTGACTGATATTCCAGTAAAAGACGAAGGCAAGGAATAAAAAATGGTAGCGAAATATACGATAAACAATTCAACCTGGACGGCTATTTCTGCCGTCGGAACAAGCGGATCATGCTGGCTTGATCTTACCAATACGCAAGCACTTTGTGTAATCGATCATTCCACTACTGGGTCTAGCGCGTGTGACCAAACTAGGGCATTCCCTCTCACGGGTAATATAATACTTCCAATTACGGCAGATAGTGCATCGGACATATTCTATGCTCTTGCTCTTTCTGGAACGTCTCTCATCCTTTCCTCGGATACAAAATAATGCTTCTCTATTTCAAAATCATGTTTACCCGCCCGCTAGTTTCGGAGTGTCCAGCGCCTCCTCCCCATTCCGGGACGAAACGGGCTTCAATTTGAAGGATAGGTTATGCTAGATAGCACTGTCGAAATATATGTTTTATCCTCAACAATTACTAGCGATGGAACTATTAAGAAAACGTGGGGATATAAACAAACTCCGCCCGTTGCGCCGATTGCAACAATTACGACAGATGTTCAACCTAAGTCCCTTAGTGAAGCTCAACTAAAACAATGGGGCCTTAGTACGCTAACACAGGACGCAAAAGTGATTTACGATTTTAGCAATAATCCATATTTAGTAATAGGTAATAGAGTACGAGTAGATGGCGATGGGGTTTATGATATTAAAGCAAAAAATCCATGGGACAACCACACGGAGTACGTGATAATCCCAGTTCAGGGAGAATGATATGGATGCAGAAACAAAGGCTAGCATAGATGCATTTAAGGCAGAAATGAAGCGACGCTCTGAAATGGTTCATAGCAATCTAGGTAGGTCTGTAACTAACGCTTGCCAGCTAGTCGAAAATACTGCAAAGCTAGGGATGAAGAATACAGAGACAGACCCCACGAAAGCCTATAAACGCGGAACAGGAACGCACTACGCATCGCAAGAAGGCTCATATGCGGCTGTTGATTATGGCCCGCTAATACAATCGATAACGCATAGTGTTGAGCAAGATGGTTCAACGGTAGTCGGAAGAGTTGGCACTAATTTTACCGAAGGGTTAATGACTGAATTAGGGACTAGCAAAATGGCACCTCGCCCATGGCTTAGACCTTCACTTGAAGTTAACAGAGACAAAATACACGATATGATAGTTAGCGCGATAAGTGGCCGAGAAGTTGAAATTAGCACCGAGACTGGAGAATAATCGTGTTTGACGTTGGAACGTTTACAAGAAACTTGCTTATAAATAACTCGGCAATAACTACACTCGTGAGCACTTCTCAAATACTTTCATCGTGGCCCGAAACATTCACGGTATTCCCTACTGTAGTTTTCGACGATTCACAAAATGATGTTGAGTTCGTCGATAATATGCCAGTTGGAAGCAATGCCGTTGTTTCGGTTGACGTGTTTATCAAGGATGACACGCCTACTCCAATTGCTATCGCGATATGCGATGCTTTTAAGGCGGAATTGTGGTCTTGTGAATATAATCATCTTGTGCCCGACCCGGACGCGTCAATAAGGCATAGGAGCATGAGGTTTAGTAGGCCGCTTGTAAGTGGGGATATTTAGTTCAATTTTTCGGGCAATCTTACTATATATATAGTAGATGGTGGAAAGATTTCCATATCAATTAGAAGGAAGGTTAAATTATGGCAGTTGTTAATTCAAGACCGGCGATAGGTATTTCCGGCGCTGTGTATGCGGTGCTCACCGAGTCGTCCGATGTTATTGGCGGTACGCCTTCTTATGGTGCCGTCAAAAATCTTTTCCCCACGGCTAAGCTCACCGTCAATCCTAACGGGTCGGTAGCAACGGACTGGGGTGATGATGGCCCGTCCTTTATCGCGACGACTACTGGTAAATGGCAGGTATCTCTTGAAGCCCAGGACGTTGACCCCGTGGCCTATGCTGAAATCACCGGGCAGTCTCGCGCCAATGGTATCACGATTGACGGTTCGCTCGATACGGCTCCATATGTGGCTTTTGGTTACAAGCAGCTTCTCGCCGGACAGAATAGCGGTAATGCGGTTTATCGTTATGTGTGGCTTTTTAAGGGGAAGTTTGCAAAGTCCTCGGAGGGCGGAGACACTAAAAAGGACACTATCAGCTATCAGCACATGACGCTGTCGGCGGAGTTCTCGAAGCTTACTTCTAGCACGACTAACAATATCCGCGCTGTGATTCGTACCGATGCGTCCGATGTTTCCGCTTCGATTGTTTCGGCCTGGTTCAATCAGCCTGTTGTTTCCAATTCTGTCGATCTTGGTGCATTCACTCTTACCTCTGGGTCTGGAGTTATTTCGACCAAGACCTTTACTCTTACCTTTGCAAAGGCTGGCGGTGGAACTACTACGGTCTCTGACGCAGGTTCCTCGAACGTAGCAATTGCGCTCGCCTCGACTGGTACGCTCATTGCGCTTACTTCGTTTACCCCTGGTTCTGCTAGCACGACGCCGACGCTTGCGGTTGTTACTTCCGCGACAATTACTGGAGTCGCTTACACCGTGTTTGTTACTTCGATGTTGCATGATGGAAATGGTGTAGCGGTTGTCCAGAAGGCCGTTACGGTTACCCCGGCGTAATTAAATTGCCGCTCCTGGCAAAGCGTTGGGAGCGGCTTAGTTCAATTGTACATAGTTTTTTAAGGAGTGGCAGGCATGAGTGATAGCGAGATTGAAAAGATTACACCGTGTGAGTATACGGTCAATCTTGGTGGAAAAGATCGAAAGATAAAATACAGTTTCAAGGCGTGGCAAGCCCTTGAGGAGAAGTATGACGGATTCCTTAAGGTGCGCGAGGCGATGACCGACCGACCATTTAAGGAGCTTCCGTATATTCTCCTCATTGGAATTGTTAAGGAACAGGGCGAGAATATTACCGAAACCATTGTGTCCGATTGGCTCGATGATCTCGGCGGTATGAACGACATTGTAGAGATTCTAACAGTTGTCAAGGATGCCATGAGCCAATCTCTTCCTAAAAGTGATGGAAGGAAAAACCCTCGCAAGGCCAAGCAGGAATAACTGGGTGGCCGTGGGCATATTTGTTCACGGCTGCACAAACCGAGCTTGGCAAAAGCGAAGAATGGTTTTGGAATATAACCCCGCGAGTTTTAAGATCGATGCTTGATGAAAAAAAGAAAATGGATATAGAAAAAATAAAGCTTCTTGCATATTTGAACAATGGCGGAAAGATAGAAAACACTGTAGGGAATGAGCAATCTGTTCCAAGTGACTATGACCCATTCGAGGACTTATGAGCGATACAATGGTTCTTGATACTAAAATAACCGCCGACGACTCAGGATTCCAGGCCACTTTCGATAACCTCGAATCTGGCTTGAATGAATGGGGCCTTAATCTTGATACGCTTTACAAAAAGGGAAGTGAGTTTTTCAAGGGATTCGGAGTCAATATAGATCAATTAGCTTCAAAGCTCGGAACTACCGGGCCGATGCTTTCTGCAATGGCCGGGGCCGGAGTTGTCGCGGTTGAAGTTGGTAAAAAGATATTCGAGATCGGCTCAGAGTTTGACGAAGCGTCTGCCAATATAGCAAAGGCAACGGGTCTAACCGGTACAGCGCTTGATGATATGAATACCTCTTTCCAAAATCTAATGGGAACTGGTATTAAACAAGACATGAATGATGTTGCTTCTGCATTTTCTACCTTGTCGGTTAAGTTGGATTTAACCGGGGAGCCTCTTGCCACACTCACAAAAAAGTTTGCAGATTTTGCCGATGTAAATAAAACTTCTGTTAGTAGCGCCGTTTCTTCCGTTTCAGACTTAATGAATAAGTGGAATATAAGTACAGAACAAGCGCCCGATCTTCTCGATCAGCTAACTAAGGCTTCGCAACTTAGCGGAGCATCTATGGAATCATTGGCCGGGATGTTGAAAACTGGCGGAGCGCAATTGCAATCGCTCGGATTGTCGCTCACTGATTCGACGGCATTATTCGCAGCATTTGAAAAAGGTGGTGTTAATACAAATACGGTTATTAAGGGATTGCAAACAGCTCTTACTACTTATACCGCCGCAGGAAAAGATGCGAGTACTGAACTCGAAAAAACCTTTACTCAAATTGAAAATGCAAAATCTCCCACAGAGGCATTATCTATTGCAGTCGAGACCTTTGGAAATAAGGCCGGAACTGAAATGGCCAATGCGCTTACTAACGGGAAAATATCGATAGATGATTTTAGAAAAGCATTGCTTAATTCAAAGGGCACCGTAGATGCTACCGGGGAAGCGTCTGATACATTCGCTGATAAATGGGATAGTGCAATAAACAAGCTAAAGTCGGCAATAGCACCGATAGGAACTCTTTTTGTTTCAGTGGCCGGGGTTATAGTTAATATATTTTCAACCATAATTACAGAGATAACCAATATCGTAAAGCCAATTTTTACATATCTAAAACAAGAGTTTGATACAGCAAAGGCCGTGTTTAATGACTTCGTTACATTGGTAGCTAATTTGATAAAGGGCGATTGGAAGTCCGCATGGGTTTCTGCTCAACTAATAGTGTTGGACATGGTTAATAATATTCTCAATGCCCTTTCATCGGTACTAAATATATTTGTCGGGTTTATCAATAACATGATAACACAAGCTGACAAGGTACTTGATAAGGTCGGGTTACATATAAATACAATAAAGGATGTATCTCTTAGCGCTACTACCGGGGTCAAGGCAGAAATAGAAAATCTTAGAAAAAGTATAGATCAACCAGGAACTAGCACGGAGGACCTTGGCAAAAAAGCAAAGGCTTCTGGAAACGCGGCAACCGAATCGGCAAAGCAAAGGGCGGCCGCAGAAGAACTTGCACTTAGTTGGCAACAAAAGGCAGCTGATG